GTCGATCGTCACATGGCCGGCAGGGTCACCAGGCGCATAGATGTTGTTGTAGAAGTTGCGCACCTTGTGCTGCTGGCCGAGCATGACGCTGATGTTCTCGAGCGTTGGGTTGTCCAAGATTGAGATCGCTTTGCCGATCTCGTTCAGCGAGCCCCAGCCGGTCTTGTACGCCGCGCCAGACTGCGTCTTGCGCACGCCCATGAAATCACCCTCCGGCGACACGATCTGGTGCTCACGCGGGTTGAATGCCTGGTCGAATGTACGCAACCACAGCGCCCGCTCACCTGGGGTCTTGAGCTCTGCATAGCTTTTGCCGCGCACCAGGTTGATCACCGGCTGGTACTTCGGGTCAGCCCAGATGACTGATGCGGTGTTTTCCATCGCATCATCCCAGCGTCGGCCTGCTTGGTTGCGTGCGATGTCGATCACGCGCTGGCCAAGCGAGACATTCATAAACCAATCTTTTTGCGGCGACAGCACGGCAAGCACACCGGACACAGCTTGATCAGGCACACCGTATTCATTGCCAAAGCGGTCGGTGATGTTGCGTGCGCCGTCGTACCACAGGCGCGATCGAGTGCGCGTTCCCTCTGGCACCTGGTCGTACAGGTAGAGCAGGTTGTCCTTCACATGGCTGATGAAGTCCTCGGCCTGCTTCTCTGGCGTGCGAGCCTTTGAAACAAAATTCGGGTACTGCTTGATCAGACCCATGTTGTGAGCAAATGCGTCTGGGTCTGCCTTCGCTGAGTTGTAGTCAATGATCAGCTTGTTCTGGATCGGATCTTCGGTTGCCTTCTTTGCTGTCGGCAGGCGAGTGCTGACCACGTTCGGCCCAGGCGGTGCCACGTCCATGAGCCCACCCGTCTTGCGCAGGTAGCCCTCAACCATCTCGCCAGCAGCTGGTGCCAGTGCTTCACCTACTTTCTTCGCACCCTTTGCGGCAAGCGCAACACCAGGTACGGCATCCAAACTTTGAAGCACCCCGGTTCCATACTGCAGCGCGGCCTGACCATATTTGCCAGCCTCTGCCGATTCCATTGCCTCACCAGCAGAAATGCCTGCCTCCTGCCCGGCAAGCGGGATGACAAACGGCGTGACATCAATAAGGCCGATGCCAAGCGGTGCGCCAGAACTGTCGCCACCAAACACCGTTTCAGATAGTCGGCGGGCGCGGTAGTTGTCCATGCCGAGCTGCGCCTTCAACAGCTCCTGAAAACCGCTCGACAGTTTTTGCCGCAGCGTCGGGTCTTGCGGAATGACCTGACCGCTCACGCCACGTTTCTGGTCTTCAGCAATGCGGCTCAAGATCGCCTGCGATTGAGTTTCCAATGGCATAGACCGGATCATCTGCAGCACCTCGTCCTGCGTCGGCTGCTTGCGTTTTGGCAGGCCGACACCAGCAGGCGCATCGGTGCGCGTGGCACTCGGGCCGGCTGCCAGCTGCACGCCATCCAGCGACGGCTCTTCAACCATCGGCTCGTCCACAGCCTCGGGAAACGCGGCCATCGCCAGCGTGTCCAGATACTTCTGCTCGATCGGGCTGTAGGCCATCGTTACTCTCCCGCCTGGTTCAGCAGCTGCTCAATGCGGGTCACCTCGCGCTGCTTGTTGATGTCATTGCCAGCCTTCTGTTTCAACGCAGGCAGGTTCTGCCGGGTGATCGTGCCGTTGATCCAAGGCTTCTTTGAATACACGTCGTCCAGCTGCTTGCGGGCAGCCTTCGCTCCCTCGCTGTTGCGCTGCTTGGCGATGCCCTCGTCGATCTTTTCCAAAATCATCCGCGGCGTTGGCACCTTGCCTTCGCGAATCATCTGCGCCTCGATGTCCTTGGACTGCGCCAGCAGCTCCTGGCGGCGCTTGAACTCGGCACCCTTGGGGTCGATGACGGTCACGCTGCCAGGCACCACGGGGATACCGGCACGCTTGGAGATGCCGTTGTCGAGCTCGTTCTGATCCTGCTTGTCTTCGCGGTTCAGCAGCTTCAGCGCAGCCACAGCTTGCTTGGTGCTCAAGCCCTGGCGAGTCATCGACCAGATCTGATCAGGGCTGGTGATGCGACCCTCGTAGATGCCGCGCAACAGGTTGAACTCGGCTGCCGAATTGCCTTCACCCTTCGGCGGGTCGCGCAGGTCTTTCAGCACGCCGAGCGGCACCACGTCAGGGTTGCGCATGGCGATCGCCGCGATCTGGTTGGTCAGGTTCTTACGCTGCGCACTACCTTCCGGTGCCTGTAGCGCCTGGTCGTACAGCGGCAGAAACTGCTTGAGATCTGCCGCTTTGTTGTCAGCCTTCTGCTGCTTCTCAAGCGCCTCGCGGTTGTTGACCGCGACCATGAAGTTGGCAGTCACCTTGGCCACAGAGTCGAAGTCGGTGGCGATCATCTGCTGCAGCACCGGGCTCATCTTGCCCACATCGCCTGCGCGGATCTTCGCCAACGTCTTCATCGGGTCGGCCAGGTAGGCGTCACCAGTGATTTCCCTGGTCACCGCGTTGATCTTCGCAGTGCGCAGCGCAGTCTCAAACTTGGTCGAGTATTCTTTCTGTAGACCAGCATCGCCCAGCAACATCGACTGCGTGTTGATGTTCTTGCGGAATACGTCAGCGAGCTCGTCGATCGAATACGCCTGACCGGTGCGAGGGTCGGTGTAGCTGCCTTGTTGCACGGTCGCCTCGAGCAGCCGCACGCTGTTGTCGAAGTCGAGATCAAACTTGGCGATGCGCTCGTTCTTTGCGCGGGTGAGCTCAGTCTGTCGCGCCTTATCAAGCACGGTCGCGCCGTGCATCTTCATGGTCGCAGTGAACTTGAGCGCAGCTTCTGGGTCGACACTGGCCAGCGACTTCGCCAGACCATTGGTCATGGTCGAGATCTTGGTCTCCACCTGCTGCGAGTTTGCGTTGCCTGTCTCAATGTCGACCAACAGCTTGGAGAGCTCGTTGCGACCCTCGATCTCAAAATGCGATGAGAGCTCAAGGCTGCGAGCCTTGCGCACAGCGGCATTGAAAAAGCTCGGCAGGTCGCCAGAGTTCTTGCCGATGCCGCCACCCAGGCCAACAGTGACACCCTCTTTGGCGAGCTGGATGTCTTCCGGCGTCAGCGGGTTGTTGGCCACATACTCGAGGCCTTCTTTGGTGCGCAGGGTTGCGGAATAGTTGTTGATGGTCGAAGCCATCCGGTCGAGGATCTGCGCATACACGTTGCTGACATTGGCATCAGCGCGGGCAGCAGTCATGTAATCGACCTCGGTCGGCACGACCTGCTGCATCGGCACACCGCCGGCACCGCGCAGCTGTACTTGTCCTTCTGTCAGTCGCGTCGCCATTCTTGTCCTCTCTATTTCCCGATGATCCGCTCACCGGCAGCAACAGCACCGGATGCCAGCGTTGCGTTAGCGAGCAGCCCGCCAGACTTACGCGCTGCGCTGCCAGCCTGTTCGTACTGCGCACCCTGGCGCTCTGCGGTGAACAGGTTCAGCATGTTCTGGTACTCGGTCGACTGCACCAATGCAGTCGCGTCTTCGTAGCCCATGATGCGAGCGGTCAGCGCATTCAGGTCGGTGATGCCAACGTCGAACATGGTTGCTCTGACGTTCTCGTTCTGCACGGCCTGCACACTGCCTTCACCCAGCACCACGCCGTTTGCAGCAGCTCGAGCGCGGATCGCAGCATTGGTCGCACGCATGTTTTTCAGCAGCGTGTTGCCAGCGATCTGATAGTTCTGCGACTCCATCTGCGACTTCTTGAGCGTGCGGCCTGCCTGGATAGCGGCATACATCTCTGCCATGTCGGCACGCACCTCGGCCACAGCGAGGTTGTCGCGTGCTTGCAACAGATAGCCGGTCTGCTGCTGAATGCCAGCAGCGATCTGCATCTGCGATTGCGCATACGCGGTGAGAAACCCAGCGCCTGCGGTAAGTTGTCCTGGTGTAATGGCCATCGTCAGGTTCCCGAATAAACAGCGACTCGGTAATCAAGGCCGAGCAGATTCATCTTCAGCGGCAGACTCTGCGTCACTTCGATCGCCTGCTCGCGGCTGTAGCCGAGGATGCCGTTGACGCGCTTGATGCCGGTGAACGTCGGCACCGGGTCATCCAGCAGCGGGTTGTCCATCAGCCGGAAAGCCACTTCCTGCGCGTTGAGCAGGCAGTGCTGCGTGTCGTCCAGCACCGCGCTGATCTCGACGATGCGCTTCTTGAACGACACACGGCTGCCGGTCTGCAGCTTGATCTCCACCGGCATCGTCTTGGCGTACACCGTCATGGGCAGGCCGACTTCGTAGCTGGTGGTCGATGCGCGGTCAAATGTCACCGAGCCGCCGGCGCTCACAGTCTCGTTACTCTGCGGCACGCCATCGGTGATGACGTTCAGCGCTTTGCCCACATGCGGCAGGCTGCTTGCGCTTGCTGCAGCACCGCCCGTAAATGCGCAGTCGGTATAGAGATCGTCCTTGAACTGCTCAATAAAGTACCTTGTCGTGCCATCGAACACGCGCTTGGTCACGACATAGATCTGCGTCACGTCGACACCGACATCGATGAAGTCACCAGCGGTGATGTACTCGCTGGGTGAGGTGATCTGCTGGCTACGCATGATCGAAAACACCGCCATCGATCCGTCGCTAGTGTTGGTCATCATCAGCAAGTCGGCTTCTTCGGTGCTCGCACCACGACGCAATGCGATGCGCTGCGGGCCTTTCAACAGATGGCCAGACAGCAGCGAGATGCGCTGCGTGATGTAGGTCAGCTGCGTGTCGCTAAACACAAACTCGTTCAACGACTTGCCCTGACGCTGGATGTAGATGCTGCCGGATTCGACCGACTGCACTCGCGTGCCAGGCTTGATGCCGTTGCGGCTGACCTGCTTGAATGTGAACGTCAGCGGCGTGATCGGGTCGGTGCCTTGCTGCGGCACATAGAACTCACCACCGGTCGTGAACACTTGGAAGTCACGCGAGCTCACGATGTCGGTGATGACGTTCAGGTCATTGGTGTCGAGGGTCGCCTCGACTGCGTCATCGTCCAGCGATTCGCTTGGCACGAAATCGAAGAACAGATTGATCTTTGAGCCCCAGATGGTCGACGGGCGAGACTTGCTGCCGCCAAAGTACAGACGACCCTCATGGAACGTCACCGACCGCGGCCAGCCCTTGCCCGAGCTCCACACATCCTCGTAGCCAGTCTCGAGCTCCCAGCTGCCATTGGCAACCGCTGCGGTGTTGAAAAACGGGTATTCAGTGATGGCATCGACCGAGGTCGCCGAGGTGTACCGCACGATCTTTGCTCGGCCCTGCGGGCTGGCGTTGATGTACTGGTTGACATGGCCGCTGTTGAACACCGAGGCCGATGCGGTAATCGTGATGTTGCCGGCCACCGCAGACGGCGTGATCGTGCCGGAAGGGTTGCTTGCCGCCAGCGTGAAAGCGTACTTCGGGATGCTGTCAAACGTAATCGTGCTTGCAGTCCAGCTGGCATCGTTTGCGCCGCGCACAATCTTGACCGGCTGCAGATCTGGGTGAACGATGATCAGTGTGTCAGCAGACTGCGTCCAGCACATGTCGTCGACGATGCTGCTGCCGATCGACGTGGCCAGATAGTCGTTGCCAGACGCATTGATGTTGGCAATGCGAGCGCCATTCTTGATGACGTGCATTCTGTTGTGCGTGAAGCACAGCATGTAAGAGTCATCGACCGAGAACTGGAACGGCACCAGGCGCACGCCGTTGCCTGCAGACTCGGTGCCGGTATGCGGCAGCTGGTGGATATGCTTCAAGCCTGGCCGGCGGCGTAGTCCACCTTGCGGCTGGATCAGCACGTTGGTCGCCTTGGCCAGCGCGTTCGGGTAGGACTGCAGGTCAACCCGCGCACGCAGCAGCGGGTCGAGCTCCCCCGTCGAGAAGTTGGTGGCGAAGTCGACGAAGCGCGGCATCAGTTTCTCACCGCGATCAGGGTGTAATCTTCCATCGCACGGGTCGGCTGACCCTGCGCATCGATGTTCATGGCCGTGCGGAAGTAACCACCGCGGCCATTCTCGGACGGGTCGCCAACAGCCTTGCGCTCCCAGCGCAGCGACTTGTCCTGCTGTTCGGTGATCGGCTCGGCGATGTGCCAGGCGACCATGTACTTCATCAGTTGGGTGAAATACTGCGGCCAAGCGAACTCACCAACGCTGTACTGGTAGTCGATGAAGACGGCCTCGAGATTGGTCAGCAGCTGGTCGCCTTGGATCTCCCAGTCTTTCTGCACCGCAGCGCCTGGGCTGGCGGTGTCGTACACAGCACGCGGGCCGGCCAAGCGATCACCCGGCAGCTGATAGGCGTATTTCCAGACCGATGTCGGAGCCGTCAGCAGGCGAGCGAGCTGCACCTTCTTTGTGTTGAAGCTCCACGGGTACATCACCAGCGTGGAGTCACGGATGTCTGGGTACAGACGGTCACACACCGAGCTCTCGTCGGTGCCATCGTTGAACGACGTGATGGCCTTTGCGCCGATCAGGAGCAAAGCGTCAGAGCAGATTGTGATACCGGTATCCCCAGCTGCCATGTCAACCTCTTAATGTGAGAAGGGGCCGATCCCTTGAAAGAGACCAGCCCCTGGTACCACGTTTGACTGCCGGTTAGTCGCCGTCGGTAGCCGACAGAGTTGTGCCGTCAGTCACGTCGACCACGCCCGAAGCGTTGGACACGACGTAGACCAGGGTGACCACGGCGGTCGAGCCGGTCGAGGTCACGCAGTGGATCACGTCGCCAACCTCAAGGGTGTTGGCCAGTGAGTTAAAGTAGCCCGACGTGTTGACATCCGCGATGGCATCTGCGGTTTTGTAGCCATACATCGACGGTGCGTTGCCGCGCTTGGACGCGGAGTAGGCGGTAAAGCCAGCTGCATCGTATGCCATGATTCAGCCCTCCCTATTAAGCTGCAGCCGCGGTGTCGCGGGCAGTGATCTTGACGATACCCTCGGCATCGATCGCAACCGAACCCGCCGAGAACAGAGCATTGACCAGCCAGCTCGTCTTCTCAGGGATGTAGTTGATCTCAGTCTTGGGTGCGATGCCTTCTGCGTAGCCGATGGCGTCCTTGTGGAAGGCGTACAGAGTACGATCCGACGAACCATCGATCGGCAGGCCGCCTTCGGTGCGGTCGCCCAGGATGTGGAACTGGAAGCCCATGTACGTCGAGATCTCACCCTGCACCAGCGCCTTGACGGTGTTGAAGTCCGAGCTGGTGACCGAAGTCTGCTCGAGCATCGATGCCAAGCTGTTGGCGTGGATGATGATGTGACGGCCATCAGCCGGCACGTTCTTGGCGTTCAGGATCTTCGCGGCTTCGCGCAGCTTGGCGATGTTCATGTTGGTGTTTGCGCCACCAATCGAGTTCGCCACGGTGCCGGTGCCGGAAGCAGCAGACAGCGCGTCGAGGATCAGCTGATCCTGGCGACGGCCAATCGCAGCGCCGACCACTTGGGCGAGCTCAGAGCGCTCGTCAAAGTTGACCTTTGCCTGCGAGAAAACATCCGAATACTCAGCAGCGTTCCAGTCGGTCAGGCTGCAGGTAACGGTTGAGAAGCCGACGTTCATCGGCGTGACATCGGTCTGGGTCACGCGAGCAGTTGCCACGCCACGACCGACCTTCGGGAATTTTACTTGGGAGCCTTCGACACCACGACGCTGACGCACAGCGCCCACCAGCATTGCCTTGCCCTGGTAAGCCTGTTTGACCTCTGCGTCGAAGAGTGTCACAAAGGCATTGCTCAGAGAGATAGCCATTTGAGAACCTCGTTCGGTTGATTAGTCAGGGTTTGCGCGTCGGTGAGCCGCGTCATGCGGGCCTGTGCTTGCGACTTACGGTCGCCACTCGGCAGCATCTCGCTGCGAGTCAGGGTCGGGGAAACCCGGTGGGCCTTGTGCCGGATTGTAGGCAACTGTATCCAAAATGCAACACAGTCGATTGCAATCTGTACAAGACCCGACCGGCTAGTCCTTGACGACTTGGTTGAACAGCTTCTCGACCTTCTGCCGGTAGGCGGCGTCGGTCTTGTACTTGGGGTCGGCCACCATCTGATAGAGCTCCTCTTGGGTCGGCGCTCCTTCAATCGGTGCAGACTGGATTGGCACCCGGCCCTCGTAGGCTTCGCGGATCTTGACCAGGGCGTTGAGCCCGCGGGCGGTGCCGCCCATGATCTTGAACTCGTCGAAGTCCTCGGCTGACCAGACGCCCTTGTTGACCAGGCCACGCGCCCAGTCGACCATGCCGTCGACCATCGCCCGACCGTTGGGGCCGAGCTTCTTCATTTCCACGGCTGGGTCGACAAAGTCGGCAGACATGATCTCCTTGGCCTGGGTCTGCAGCTGGCCGACCAAGTCGTCGAACTGTGCCTGCGACAGGCCGTTCTCCTTTGCCCAGCCGGACAGGGTGTTTGCCATCGGGTTCTCGGCGTTGCCTTCACCAAAAGATGACAGGTCATACTTGCCATCTGCCGGGGCGTTGTGAGCGCCCTTGGAGATCTTGCCGCGCAGATCTCGCCAGCTCTTTGCCAGCCCCTCGAAGTCGGCGTTGCCGTCCTTCCAGAAGTTTTCCGGCAGCCACTCTGGCCGATCGGTTGGGCTGGCCGGCGCAGACGGGTCTGGCGCTTTGTGGTCGATCGCGACTTGTTGCGGATTTGGTTCTTGTTGGTTTTCGTCCGTGACTGAAACACCGTCGAGTAGGCCGGACTGACCGGGCTCGACTGCTGCGGTTTCGCTCATAGGCTCCTTGCTTGGTTGATCCGTGCGATCAGATCCCGCACGACATTGCGCTGCCCTTCGGCAAAGAATGCGTGCGAGGGGTCGTTGCCTGGCACGGCGACAGGCACGTCCACATACATGTCGCGCAGCCACTTGAGCAGTGCCTGGCCATCCTCATCGCCAAACACTCTCAAGCAAAGCCGCGCTAGGTCTTCGCGCTGCTGGGTGACCTCGCGGATGTCCTCGGTCTGACCCAGCGCCTCAAGCTCATCCCAGCTCATGCGCCCATCCCTTCAGGTGCCGGCAGAGCGCCTTGCTGCGCCTGCATTGCCATTGCTTGCGCCATCGCCTGCTGCTGCTGGATCTGCTGGGCCTCTTCCATCAGCACGGCACGCTCTTCGCGGGTATTTCTGACGATCGCCGGCACACCCAGCTTGTCGCCAATGTAGTCGACCACGGCGTCGTTCTTGAGCGCCAGCTGGCCGTCGGAGCCGAACTGGCCGGACACCATCAGCTGCGTGTATTGCAAAATGGCGTTGACCTCTTCCATGTTCTGCGCCATCGCCAGTGGAGCGACCGGCACCACCTTGACCTCGAGCCCGTTGACCCGCAGCGGCATGTCAATCAGGCCGCGCTCGTCCATGACCTCGAGGATCTTGGCCACCAGCGGGATCATGGTCTCGTTGATCAGGCGACCAAAGGCCGAGCCCAAGTTCTGCGCGAGCTCCTTCATGCGCTCAACGATCTCAGTCGCCGACCGCGCAGACATGTTGTCAGGCGGCAGCGACTCGTCCAGCAGGATGCGCTTGATGTTGCTGCGCAGGTCGTTGATCACCAGCTGCGACACGTTGAAGTCACCCGAGCGGGGCAGCGCCTGCAGTGCTGGGCCTTGCGGGCCACCGTTGCGAGCAACCGGGATGATCGCCCCAGGCACCAGCTTTACGGTGTTTGGGTTCAGCACACCATCGTCTGCCGCTGTGTACACACCGGCCACAGCCAGCGAGGCATTTTTGAGCAGCAGCTCAATCGTCTTGTTCAGGGTCTTGATGTCGGGCAGGGCGGTCATCAGCGGGCCGCGACCGTAAATCTCGCCGGCTACCTTCATGTAGCGGCTGATCACCCAGGGCGATGTCTTCTTGCGGCGATAGACAATCTCCTCTTTGCCGATCTTGTCGATGACGTGGTAGCAGTAGTCACCGCGGCCAGCGTCAAAGATTGTTGCCTCGAGCAGTTCAATGTCGTCGGTCGGCTTGTCCTGAATGCGGCGCTTCAGAGAATCGGACAGCTTGGCATCCGGCCACTGGCGCTCGATCGATTCGCCCTTGATTCGCATCCGGCGGTAGACGTTGTCGACCTGGCCGTTCGCGCCTTCTTCATAGCTGACCAGGAACAGCGGCACCGGCACAAAGTTGATCGGCGACGTGTCGTCACCAGGCTGCACCATCATGCAGGCGGTGCCGACCGCCAGATCCAGCAGGAATTCACCGATCGCGATGTCGAAGTTGGACTGCTTCAGTACGTCGAACATCTTGTCGCTGTACGCATCGAGGATCGCTTGCGCCATCTGCTTGCGATCAAGCGGAATCGACGGGCCAGGCTCAAGCCGTGACCACTTGCGCTGTGGCGGGAAAACAACGCTTTGCAGACGGTTGGCGAAGCGCTGGGTCGAGTTGATCGCAGTCGAGTCAAACACCCGCGCCATCTTCTTGCTGCCGGTCGCGCCTCCCTCCCAGACGCCATACAACTGACGTTGGGGCAGGGCAAACTCGTAGGCATCCTGGTACAGCTGCTGAAACTCATCCTTCTTGGTCTGAGCTGCAGCCTGGCGCTTGATGATTTCCTCTGGCTTTAAGCGCTTGCCACCGAGTGGCGTCTTGTATTCCATGATTAGCCGTCCTTGTCGATCTGGTACTCGTCCAGCATTGGGCGCTTAGACTTGCGCGTCTTGGCTGATGCCTTGAAAGCAGCATCGGTTGGCGCACCGGGCGAGCCGGGCTTCCTCATCTTTTCGCCGGAGCCTTCTTTGATGCGCTCGCGCTTGGCGTGAATGTTTGCGTATAGACCCTGCATCTCAAGCTCCTTGCAACATGCCGCGACTCATGCGGCGCATGACGACGTTTTGTTTTGCGGCTTTACGCTCACCGACTTCGCGCTCGTATGTCCTGCCGAGCTCTTCGCGCTTTTGTTGAAACTGGCCTGTCTCAAACGTCGGCAGCTGCGGCGCTGATGGCGCAGACGGTGGCGTCGGTAGACTGAGCGTCGGCGCAGAAATGTTCGGTGCTTGCGGCGGTGCCTCGCTGAATGCGGGAACGTCGCGTGTACGAAACACCTGTTGCTCTGTGATGTCGACCGTCCGGCCTCTGTTTTGCGTTTGGCCGGTCACGACGGTGTCAATGAAGTACCCAGACGGCAGGTTGTTCTGCGAATACAGCTGGCCACCGATGTTGTAAGTCGTGCCTGACCGCCCTTGCGATACCGCAGTGGCGCTCACTCTCTCGGTCGGGTTCGCAGAAATATTGGCCAGTGTTGCGTTGTACGCATTCAACCGCTGCTGATATGCCGCGACCTGTGCGTCGTAGTTCGCCATCGTTTGGGCGTATGCCTCCGACTGTTGTTGAAACGCAGTATTCGCGGCCAGCACTTGACTTTGGTAAGCCGGGAAGTCCTGCTGCGTGTATTTTTTGACCGCGGCCTCGTAGGGGTCGAGCACCGCTTTGGTTTGAGCAGTCCAGTTCTTGAAACCGGTGGCCTGATCCTGGGCGACATCGAACAGACCGCTCTGGTAGGTCTTGGCCAGGCGCTCGATGTCTGCAGTCGCACGACGTGCGGCTTGCTTCTTTTGGTACATGCTTGGGCCGGTCGCCATTACATCATCCCCATGCCAGCGCCGAGGGTGTCTTGGGTGATGCCGAGCTCGGGCGTCAGACGTTCTTGAGAGAGCAGGGCGCGACGACCACCGCGGGTGCGAGCTTTGAGCTGGGTTGCTTGCTGCTCTGCAGCCTTGCGGCGCTCTTCATCGATCTGACCCTGGATCTCTTTGGCCTTGCGCTCCATCTCCATGCGCGAGGCCTCGTACTGCGAGACACCGGTCTCGTAGGCCTTGGTGTTTAGCGCCAGCTGATTCTGCGCAACCGACAGCTGCTCAGACATTGCCTTCGTCGTGGATGCAAGCTGCTCTTTGGCAAGCCTTGACTGCTCCTCGAGCGCACCAGCCTGTCTGCCAAAGACCGAAGTCTGCTCAGACAGCTTTGTTTGAAATGCCGCTTGGTCTGCAGCCTGTCGTTCAAGCGCTGCCCGCTGTTGCGATTCGGCCTGCTGACGCGACTTGCGCGATTCGTTGGCGGTGTAGGCCGCGCTGCCAATGATTGCGGCTGCAATGAAAAAGGGCATGACTACCTCCTAATCAGAACTTCATCCAGTTTGTCGACATCGGTCTCGTCGGTTGCGTGGATGCAAAACCAGACCGCATCTTCGAGCGCTGTGATCTGGTGATGCGTGTTCGCCAGGATGGTCACGCACGCCGGCGCACGCAGCATTTGCACCACACCATCGGCCTCGAGCTCCACCACGCCCGCAGCAAGAATGCTCAGATGGTCGTACTCATGCGCGTGCGTCACCGCGAAATGCCCAGCAGGCAGCAGCATCTTTCGCGCATACACCCCATCGCTGAAGTGATGCGTGATGTTTAGATCGATCTCGATGTTGTCGTCCATATAGCAAGCGATTCTATTGGAAATTGGTCATGTACAAGGCGCTTTGATATCAGCTGGATATATCAATCAAGCGGGTTGAACTCCATGCTCGCGGTCACCGGCTTGGGTGGTGCGGCACCGTAGGACAGCGAGCGGGTCATGCGGTTGTACTCGCCGCCGCCCAGCATGAGATACCCGAACGAATCACCGATGTGCGAGTGCTCGTTCTTGTTGGGGGCATCCCTGAACCGCTCCTGGCCTGCACCGACTGCCACGCGCTTGAAGTGATAGCCCCCGCCGAGAGCCTTTCTCAGCAGCTTGCAGCTGCGGTTGACGATCAGCCCAGGCTTGCCATTGATCAGCCGCTGCATCGGGGCAGCAGAGGCCTCCCGTCGCACCTTGAAGTCGTTGCTGGCCGTCGGCTGCGCCCGGAGCCCCAGCGTGCGCAGGAACTCAAAGCTGGTGACCTCATAGATGGCATCCCGCGCCATGCCTGCCGGGTCGCCCCAGAGCATGACCTGGTGATTGGGATACCGCTGGTTGAGCTCGGCCAGCAGCTGCATCCCGAACCGCTCGAGACCCATGTCGAAGGTCACGATCTCATGGTGGATCAGCCAGCGACCGTTGGGCAGGCGCTGCCCGATCGTGGCCGCAGGCGTCAGACCGAAGTCGAGACCTACCTGGATCGGCACGCCCGGCTCGACCTCGGTGTCGCCGGACATAGTCGAGTCTTCGTACTCAGGCCAGACCGGTCGACCTTCTTGCACATAGGTGTACAGCCCGCCGGCATAGCACCTGATCCAGTCCAGATTCTTACCCAGCAGCATCTGCGGGTAGTAGCCGCCAGGCAGGTTGTTGATGTTCTCAGCCTGCGGGTTGACCTTCCACCACTTGCCGGCAGAGAAGACATGATCGTTCGCCTCAGGGTTGTCGGGCAAATGATCAGCATCGACCTCCATGACGCCACCTGGCTGCTTCCAGAACCGCCAGGCATACGGGCCGGTCATCTTCTCCTTCTCGGCCATGTTGTGCCACCAGTGGTCGTCATCCATCGGGTTGGTGTCCATCCAGATGCCGTGCCAGGTCGCGCCACCGTCGCGCTTGGTCGGGTATCGTCCGACCCGGTGGGTCAGGCCGTCGATCACCGCCTTGGGCAGTTCTCGGGCTTCATTCACCCAGGCACCGGTCAGCTCGAGCGAGAGCAGTTTTCTGACGTCCTTGGGCTGGTCTAACGCCAGAAAGATGACCTCGCAGTCGATGCCGGTCGCATCCCCGCGGGCGGGTAGCCGGATGTGATGCGTGATCGGCGGCGTCCACAGCATCGGGCCGAACGTCGCTTCAGGAAACAGATCCAGCCAGGTCTTGATCGTCGTGGTCTTCAACATCGGGTAGCTGTTTCGCACCACCGCAAAGCGGGTGTACCGGATGTTGTCGATCGGCGAAGGCTTCTGCTTGATGGCCTTCAGGAAGATCTTCGCCGCGCAGGCGTATGACTTGCCCGAGCCCACCGGCCCCATCAGACCCTGCACAAAGGCGTTGCTCTGGATGAAGTCGTAAATCACTGGGCTCTGACTGAAGTCCAGATTCAGGCCTGCGCCTGAGACTGCTTTGTCCGACTGTTCTTTCGTTCTTGACACGTTTCCTCCAGAGGCTCACTGAAATCTCATTGCATTGTGGTTTTTCTCGACCACGAAGATCGCCCGCTTCAGCGCAGCAACAATCGCGTCCCTGTCTTTTTCGTAGGTGTCAGGATCAAGATCAAAGATCGTTACACTGATCTCGTCCTCGTCGTGCTGCACCTTGATCGTGTACTCAACCATGCTCACCCCTCGGTGGTGCCACCACGTTCACATCGATCACAGACGGTTTGTCATTCTCGTCAGGGTTGTCCAACAAGCCACTAGCCTTGGCCAGCAACCGCAGCACGCCCACCTTGTCGTACAGTTCGATGTCCAAAAAGCTGTTGCCTTCCTTGTCCGTCCTGACCGAGACCTTCTTGATCGCCTGCAAAGCGTGTTCAGGGATCTGGTGCGCCGCCTTGACCTTGACGTTGCCGTCCTCATCCCAAGACATGATGTCCGTGATCTTGGTATTGGCCATGCACAGCAACGCATAGCTGACCGCCTCACGGTTCTGGATCAAGGTGTTTGAGCGCTCCAACCGACGCTGAATCGAGCGAGTACCACCCCAGTTGGTCAAGGGCGGTACCACGTTGGATTGTTTCTTGGCAGCCATTAGAACGGGATGTCTTCGTCGTTCGACGGCTGCGGCTGGTAGCCATTCGCCTTCGCCTGGTTGTGCGCAGACGGCTCACCACCAGCCACCTGAGAACCGATCTTGATCGCCAACCAGGTCTCACCCGCCTTGGTCTTCTTCGGACTCGCGTCCAGCCAATGCACCGACCCATCCGGCAACATGATCCGACCCCGGTACGCCGGGTGCCAGTCCTCCGTCTTCTTGTCGTTCTTGAAAGCAGAACCTTGTCCAGGTCTCATCTCATACGCCATACAACCTCCATGAAAAAGTAGGGAAAATTTTTGTCAGTCACCCGCAACGCCACCGTGTGGGGGAGGGGGGAAAGGGTGCCTTTCTGACAACGAACATGCCAAGCTGGCAACCAGATGCGTTTGCAGAACCGCAGGCCTTGAGCTCCGGTCGGATGCAGACACGTCGCGCCACCCCCTGCCTGCCGGACACGTCCAACACGCAGACGAACGTATGGGTTTTGTACAGACCGCACAGAACGCGCTACAAGCCGTTTTCCTGCCTGACCCATGTCTGCCTATCACCTGACCCATGATCGCGCCTTGTAGGTGCCTTCTCGTTCGTTTAAATGCCATGCCGCGCTGTCAGCTGGTCTGCATGTAGCGTGATCAGGTCGTTTGCCAGCACCGCGCCATCGGTCGGCAGCGCCAGGCCTTCGGATGCGTAGCGTTCTGACAACCTATCGATCAGCGTTTCAACTTCAGCAACGCTTACATGTTCAACAACCGCTTCGATTATTTCTTGGTTGCTTAGAACATTAAAACCTTTATTTATAAATAACCTTAAAACCTTATCTATACCTATGTTCTTTTGTGTTCCGGCAACCTCTGGATGTAGCCGATGAGGTTGCCTATGTACTGAGTTATCCACAGGCTCAGGTTGCCTATGTGACGGCTCCTCATTGGCAACCTCTGAAGGTAGCGTATTGGACGCTTTCGACTCCTTCTTCTTGGCGATCTGTTCTTTCATCTTTGCAACGGTGACGGTGTCTCCTGACTTTGGCATCTGGTACTCCTTTGCTGGTTGTGTGACGGGTTTGACTGCACCCTTGATCATGTCGTGGATGCGTTTGAGTCCTTCTGGATCTGGTGTCAGTTCTTGCATCTGCTTCTCCTTCATTAGCGGTGTCCTGGTGTCTTCGATGCGGCTGGTGATGGCGACAGCTGTCTCGGCGTCGATGCTCTTGTCGAAGATCAACCGAATGCTGTTGGCTCGCTCGCCTCTCCAGCCTTTGCTGACTACCTCGAGGTAGCCGGCCTTGACCAGCTTGCCGACTTGCCGGGTGATGGCCTGCCTGCTGACGCCCAGGTCTTGCGCCAGGCGTGCTTGCCCGACCCAAGTGATCCCAGCTCGGTTGCAGTAGCTGGCAACCAGGAGCAGGGTGCGCATCATGCCCTCGGTCAGGCTGCGGTCGGTGGCCGCTCGGATCGGGATGACGGCCAGCTTCCTTTGATCCGGTGCCGGCTCCTTCTCCTTGATCCGCGGCTTCTTGGGCAGCGTGAACTGCACGATGTTGTCAGGCACGGCGCTCACTTCCAATCTGCCTCATCTTCGCCAGCAATCAGCGCAATCCAGATCCCCATCGCTGCAAGCCCTAGCAAGCCGCCGATGGTCATCAGCAGCACACCAAACAGTGCGATCGCCATCACGGCCACCGCAGATGTGAGGTCAGCTTCCTGACGTGCTGGTCAGGCGTCAGTCGCCCCGTCTGGTTCCTGTACGGGCTCTCAGAGCGCTTCTCAACGCAAGGCTTGCAGACCCACCTGGCGGTGGTCTTGCCGCGCTTGTAGACGCCGCCTTCCAGATCTCGAGTGCATTGGCAACTGGTGCAGAACTTGGTCGTCATAGCAGCCCCTTAATGCGCTTGATCTCCCAGCCTGTCGCATCGTGGATCTGCAGGATGCGCTCGGCACTGACCGGCATACCGGAGCGCATCTTCGACAGCGAGCTCGGTGGCACGCCCAGGTACCGCGCCAGGGCCACGTCGTTCTTGAGATTGAACTTGCGCTTCAATGTGTCCAACAGCTTGTGTGTTTTCATTTTTTGTATCTCCTGATCATCTCGTTGCGCAGCTTTGTTCTTGCCTCGGTGCCGCGCTGCTGTTCGACACCGTTTAGGTAATCCAGCTTGGTGATCCTGGGCTTTCGCGCCTTGTCCGGCAGCTTCAGAGCCCAGCGCACCTCACACTCAAAGCGCCAAGCCTCGCTGTAGGTGCAGAGCTCCACGCCGTCGACCATCACAGTCTTTGCCGGCGGGTGAGGGCGCTCGCAGTGCGGACACGTCACTTGATCCTGCGAACCTTGGCCGCAGCTGCAGCCTTCTGCTCGCGAATCAGCCGGCGAAACTTCTTTGCCAGGTCAGTCTTCTCTGCAGACGTGTACTTCCACTCGGGATTCCAGACCGAGGGCGTGTCGTCAGTGACGACCTTCTTTGCCTTGCTCTTCTTAGGCATGACCGGCATCAGCAATCTGTTTTGGTTCATTGACTTTTCCTTTCAAACTTTCCAAAGACTCATACCCTTCCCGAAGTTGTCAGGCCGCGGCACGTTGCGCATCTGCACCTGACCCTTGGCCATCATCTTTCGCAGCACGCTGTAGAGCGCCTCTTTGTTGGTCTCGATGTCGGCCTCGCAGACGTGCTCGAAGAGCTCCTGGGTCGACAGCTCGCCAACGTCGGTCAAGGTCTCGATCACCAGCTTGCGCAGGTCAGTGCGCACCGGCTTTGCAGCCTTGCCGTTCAGACCCATGTTGATGACCAGCCTGCCGCCGGTCTTCTTGAGCACCGTGCGCTCACCTTGCAGCTGCTTGACCACCCAGTGCCAGCTCATTTCAGCTGGTCGCGCATCATCGGAATGAAGTCCTTCAACTGCAGGCACACCCGCCACGGCTGCCCATTGCGCCTGTACGCCAGCACTGGGATCTCCCCAGCCTGGGCGCACGCCTCCACTTGTTCGCTCCATTTGTCCACCTGTAGTCGTTCTTGTCGTTTCACTTCGATGCGGAACTGCTGCACGGTCAGGTCGTCGCCGCTGTCTCTGGCCTGGCCCAGGTTGCGCTTGACCACAAACCCGAGCTCGTCAGAGAGCAGGGCGGCGAGCTCTCGTTCGCCAGCGGCTCCCTTGTTGCGCTTGCCCCTGCCGTTCATGCGCTGCCCAGGAGGCGCTTCAGCCGGGTCTCAGCGGTCTCGTACCGCTTGCCGTAGGCCTCGACGATCAGCTCCTCAAGGATCGACGTGCGGCTGCGGCGCTGCTCGTCTGCAGCCAGGTCAAGCAGCTGCCTGACCTCTGGCCGCATACGCATCAGAAACATCCGGTAATGCTGGGTTGAGCTCATCTGTAAAGTCTCCAAACGGTACGATTGCAGAAAGATATATCGATTCTGACGACTTCGCAACGCTTGTCAGAATGGATACACAACGAAAAAGATACGTTTGGGTACTTGACAGGTATTTCTTGGCGATATATTTTTCGCCTTACTGCATCGCGCAGCACCCTACCGCTTAACAGGAGGATCAAATGGCACCGCATCAAGGCAAGTTCGTCGCGTACTACCGCGTATCGACCGACCGTCAAGGTCAATCAGGCCTTGGCATCGAAGCACAGCAGGAAGCAGTGCGTACATTTCTCAATGGTGGCCGCTGGTCAGTGATCGGCGAGTTCATTGAGATCGAATCCGGTACCCGTAAGCGCTTAAAAGACCGCCCTATGTTGAAGGCAGCACTCGAGCTCGCCCGCAAGCAGAAGGCCACGCTGGTGGTCGCCAAGCTCGACCGCCTGGCACGCGACGTTCAGTTCATCTCGACCCTGCTGAACGGCAAGGTGCAGTTTGTCTGCGCCGACATGCCGCAGGCCGACCGCGTTTTCCTGCAGATGGTCAGCGTGTTTGCTGAGTACGAAGCAAAGCGGATCTCTGAGCGCACCAAGGACGCGCTGGGCGCGTTGAAACGCCAGGGCAAGAAGCTCGGCAGCCCGACGCCTGAGATCGGCAGCGCCGAGGGCGTCAAGGTCATCCAGGCAAAGGCCGACGCCTACGCAGACAAGGTCGGGCCGATCGTGCGCGACATCATCAGGAAGTCCGGCGCTGAGACCCTGCGCGACATCGCTGCAGCGCTTTCAGCTCGCGGCATCGAGACACCCCGCGGCAACAATGACTGGCACCCCAGCCAGGTCAGCAACTTGCTGAAAAGGATCAAGTGATGAACAAGTTCAAACCAGCGCTGCTGGTGCTCGGCTTCTATGCCAGCTTTTTCGGCCTGGCGTACCTGATCGGATTGAGCTGGGCGATGGCGGCTTTTGCCATCGGCCTAATTGTTGCTCTTCCAGCGCTCCGGGCGGCAAACAAACGGCGCGATCAGCGAGCCGTCATCGAACGAAACAGGCTCATCGAACAACACTTCGACGACAATATTGCTCGGTGATATACTGTTCAAAAATACAGTACGAATATTATAAGGATACTAATCAATGACCTACGAACCTGTGAAGCCGCTCGACGGCATGAAAGACCTAGATCGCAAGACCGTGGCCAAGTATTTCAACCGGGTTGGCCGCGGCTTGAACTGCCGGGTCGATGTGCCGCTGTTGGTCATTGATGACATTAAATGGGCAGCCAAGATCTTTGGCGAGCTCTCCAAGAATCTGACCCAGATCGCCTGGGAAGATCGGCGCACCGACATCTTGCGGGTCTTAGAGGCCCGCTACGCGATCGAGGCGTCCAAGCGTGAGCTGCATTACCGCAACGAACGCAAGGAAACGGTGCGGATGAGCAGGAAGATGCGCGACGACCCCTATACAACCAAACACAACCTGTAGTGGGTGTCGACGAATTGACCTTTTGGAAACTGTACTACAACACATGTTCTTGATGAGAGGAGAAAAACATGAGGAATCAAGCGGGTTTTAAGAAGCCGCAGCGGCATAATGTATATTTGGGTTATTGCCGTGCAAACAACTATATAGCGGGTTTGTCGCATAATTTGTATTCCGAAAATTGCGGCGGCAAACACAAGACTCTTGCAGTGCAGCACGACTCTCTGACCCCCTGGTCAGACGACCGAATCAAAGCAACCCTCAGACCTAAACACCAGCAACCGATCGCCGAGGCGATCTTTGAAGTGATCCTTTTCGCCTTTTTTGGGGCGATGCTGGTACTCGCTTATTCCAGCTAGGGGGCGGCCATGCAGACCGCCACCTTGGGTCGCGCCCTGCGCGACGCCCAGCTGAGTCTATTTGAGCGCAGAGACACAGAGTTCCTAGAACGCTGTCGAGCCCTAGCTGTTGAGATCGCACGCCGACAAGGCACGGTGTGCATCAACGACATTCGGGCAGAGCTGCGCTTGCCCGCTGAAACACACCCGTCCGTCCTGGGCGCGGTTTTCAGGTCAAAAAAATTCACGGCAGTTGGGTTCACTGAAGCAACCCACAAGGCTGCCCACGCTCGCGTCGTGCGCGTGTATCAACTCACCGAGGAGGACAATAAAAATGGTTAATAAGGTAACCCCTGACACCATGCTGTCGGCCAGCCTGCTGCCGGCACTCATGGGGCTGTCAAAGTATGGCACCCCGAACGACGTGCTTGACGGCTGCATCAACGCCATCACAGGCGAGGAGCGCGAGTTCAAGCAGAACGAATCGATGGACTGGGGCAACCAGCTGGAGCCCCTGATCCTGCGCGAGGCAGCCAAGCGGCTTGAGCTGGTCGACCTGGATGTCAACCACGACACCGCCAAGTTCCACGCCACCCTGCCGATCGCCTGCAGCCTGGACGGCACCGCAGACGGTCGCGGCCAGGTCATCCGCACCGACCCCGACAACGGCATCTTCGTCATCGGGCAGGAGTCGATCACCCTGGAGGGCGTCGGCGTGCTCGAGGCCAAGCTGACCGCAGTCTCGCCGGAGGATGCGCCAGCGCTGCACCGTGGCCCTGTTCAGCTGCAGGCGCAGATGGACATCCTCGAGGCCAAGTGGGGCGCAGTCTGCGTGCTTTACCGCGGCACCGAGCTCCGGGTTTTCCTGTTCGCTCCGCACCCGCAGACCGTCAAGACCATTGCCGAAGTAACGACAGCATTTCAGGCCAAGCTCGACAAGTTCCGCACGACCGGCGAGGTCGACTACTACCCGCCGGCGACTAGCGAAGACGCCGATCGGATGTTCCCGGTCGCCGAAGAGAAGGTCATCCAGCTGGATGTCGAGGCCGAGCTCCTGGCAGCCAAGATCATCGACGCCAACAAGCGAGCCAAGCAGGCAGCAGACGACAAGGCCGAAGCAGAGAAGGATCTCAAGGTCTTGCTGGGCGACGCCAAGGCTGCAGTCGCCGGCAGGTTTGAGATCAAGTGGCCGATGCGCAGCTACCAGGCGCAGCCCGAGAAGATCGTGCCGGCCAAGGCAGCGTACTCAATCCGACAGTCCACACTATCCGTCAAGGAGGCAACAGCATGACACGCGAACTAACTAACCTGGAGAAGGCACACGCACGCGCTGTCGTGTCCTTGCTTAACACCATCCCGCAATGCCGCGAGGATGAGGCCGAAGAAATTGTCGAGAGCTTTACCGCCCTCGTTTTGTACACCATCCAAGCATTCCTACCGGAGGGGGAAAAGCATGACTCAGCTGACTACAACTAATCGCCAAGGCTTTGCGCCCGCCACGATGGGCGAGGCGATGGAGTTCTCAAAGATGCTGGCCGAGTCCAGCATGGTGCCGCGTGCCTACCAGGGCAAGCCGCAGGACATCATGGTCTGCGTGCAATGGGGCTATGAGCTCGGTCTGGCACCCATGCAGGCGCTGCAGAACATCGCCGTGATCAACGGCAAGCCCTCGGTCTACGGTGACGCCATGATGGCCCTGGTGCAGGCCTCGCCGGTCTGCGAAGGCATCGACGAACACATCGAAAACGAAGGCACGCCTAACCCGGTGGCAGTCTGCATCGCCAAGCGCAAGGGTCGCAACCCGGTGATCGCCAGGTTCAGCGTCGAGGATGCCAAGCGGGCAGGGCTGTGGAACAAGCAGGGGCCGTGGCAGGCATACCCCAAGCGGATGCTGCAGATGCGAGCTCGAGGCTTTGCCCTGCGCGATGCCTTCCCTGATGTGCTCAAGGGTCTGATCACCGCCGAGGAGGCAGCCGACTACCCAGACGAGGCCAAGCCGCGGGAGAGGGATGTCACCCCGGTCAAGCCGGCCAACCCGCTGGATGCGATCGCACCGCCGCCCATCGACGTGGCACCCGTGGTCGCAGAGTTCCCGCCGTTCAATGACGACATACCACTACCGTCAGAGCCGCCGCCGGAGTCGATCGAGATCGAGCTCATCCACGTCGATTCGCCGAACGATTCTGCAGAATCTGCAGAACCTGATGCAGAAGTTGTTGTGCTAGGCGACTGGCCGCTGATGGTGCCAGGCAAGGAGCAGCCGTTCTCCGTCCACGCCAGCCAGCAGGAATGGCAGCAGGCCTATGAGGATCTGGCAGACAAGACCGCCAAGGCCGGCAAGCGACCAGCTCGGGAGCGCATGACCATCCTGAAGGAGCTGCGCGAGGTCAATGAGCTGCAGCTAAAGCGCATCAACAGCATCGACCGGATGCGCCACACAGCGTCGTACAGCGGCAGGATCAACGCGCTGGGTGCCGCAGTACCTGCCGGTGAGAAGTAAAAAAAACCCCGGCACATGCCGGGGAAACAACCTGCTAGGGCGCGATAGGCAGGAGTGGCCCTCCTAGCGGGTCGCGGGGAGTCTCAAGGCTTGGTATTGCTTGACGCATTGGGCGAGGCTGACTCGGAGCTCGTCGGCTCGGGCAGCTTCCCTTGCAAGAAATTCTGCATCCTCTCGAGAAAGCGAGTTTCCAGTGCAGACGCAGGCGGGGCATCCAACGCTGGTGGTACTGGACACGGCACTTGCCTGGGCGGTGCGCTCGGGGCGCTTGCGCAGGCTGTCAGCAAGACTGGCAGCGCGAGCACTAATCGATCGAATCTCATCATCCTTCTCCTGTCTCAAATGGTCTGCCTGGGCCTGCAGCTGCTGCTCCTTCTCACGCGCCGCAGCGACTGCCTTGGCGTGCTCCTCGGCCAGCTTCGCCTTCTCCTGATCCCAGGCCTGCTGGATCTCAGCTCGACCCGCTGACGCACCCTGGAGGTACCCGGCGCCGCCAGCAAAGGCGGCAACCAGGACGACTGCGGCACCGGTATAGAGAAGATTCATTTGGCTGGTACAGCTTTGCCTTCGAGCTTCTTGTGTACCTTCACTTCGCGGCAGACTTCTTTCTCTTTGCCGGTCTTGTCCTTCTCCATCCGGCAGACCTTCTTCATCTCGCCGCCAGCGTGGACGTTGAAGGCCAGCACCAGGCTGGCGACCGCGGTCACCAACATGCGAATCAAGATAAACGTCTTCATCTCACACCTCCTCAGATCTCAGGTTCAGGGGCCGGAGGAGGGGCTTTCTTGCCACCGAATCCGGTTACAACAGGCGCAGTGTCGAGCTGCGGTTCCATGCGCACGGGCGCATGAGTCGGTGCCGGTGCCTTGGGTGTAGGCGGCGGCGGGTCAGTCCAGTCGCTGGCCTTCGACACACCAGGCGGCGGGTCGATCAGCTTGGCGACACCATCCTTGCCCTTGATGGCCAGCAGGGTCGCGAGCGCCCCGAGGATGTACTTCGACATGTCGGAGAGCAGCATAAAAAACTGGCGATCCGCAGGTGCAATAGAGGTCATCGGCTGAGTGACGAAAACAACCGAGTACATGGCCAGGCTCGACATCATCAGCAGCACCACGCAAAAGGTCGCGCCGATGATCAGCTTGATGACTGAATCAATTTGGTCAGGAGTCCATTTCATTTTTCACCCTCCGGCTTAAAGTCAGCAGCTGGTACCAGCTGGTCAGGGCAAGTGCCGGTCACCGCACAGGTCGGGCGCTGACACTCGGGCTTGTTCCAGTTCTTGTTGTCCTGGCAGGGATAGCGGAAGCGGTCTTCGCAGGCACCTATCGTGATGCCGACCAGCAGGGCGATGGCTAGAGCTTTCAGCATCAGTGACCTCCCTGCATGATGGCCAGCGCGTGCTTGTAGTGCTTGATGCGGTCGTTCAGTCCGATCGTGCCGCCGTTGATGCGCTTGGTCAGGGTCAGGATGTCGCCGGTGTCTGCCCACTGGTTCAGCTTGTTGGTCTCCCAGAACCAGCAGGCCGACTGCGCTGCACCCTCAAACGTCGCCAGGTACTCAGGCACATCGTCGATGCTCATCTCGAGCGAGTCGGCAAATGCCTGGTAGTTGCTTTTGCCGGTCAGCTGAATCAACCCGCGGCCAATAAATTTTGCTGGCTCGCCCGACTCCTCTGAGCCGTTGCCCATGCGGTTTGCGTAGACGCGGTTCGCGATGGCAGCCTGCTTGTCTGGCCGGCGGCAGATAGCCTCTGCGTCTGCGTCGGTCGGAAAGTATTTGGGGAAGATCCGGCGCAGGGTAGCTGGCTTGTAGTTCAGGTTTTCTTTCAGCACCATGAAGTTGCCAGACTCATGGGCGCACTGCGCGACAAAGGCAGCGATGCGGGTGGGCGTGTTGATGTCGTAGTCATCGAGCAGGGTCGACCCGCCGAGCTCATCCTGCGGCTGCGCCAACGCCTCATGCCAGTGGTGGGCATAAGGGTTGCGCGGGATCATTTGCTTCAGCTGCGACAGTGTCAACATCATTCGCTCCTAATGGTTTCTTGACGCCGCTCCTCTAGAATTTGACGCCTCAATTCTTTCATCTTCTTTACCTCATGCACCGCAGCCTGGGTCGCAAACCACATGTCGTAGTACATAAACGCGAGCAGCGGCATGACGATGAAAAACATCAGCACCACAGCCATGACCGTAGCGATCAATGACCAAGGTACATTCTCATCGTCGCGCTTTTGATCACCAGCCACATTAGACCCACTGCCCACAGAATTACGAACACGACTGCCCCAATCCATACCAGCCGGCTTTTGAGTCGATTTACCGCCTGCCTTCGTTGCCATCTAGCCGCCTGGATCTTTCTAGTCTCTGCTGCTAACGCATCTGCCTGCTCATTCTGAATGTCAGTCCATGCCTTCTCAAACCTTGACCACACAGACCCCAGCTCTGGTGGCGTGTTGTAGACCATCTGCTCTCGCACCTGCGCCAGCATCTCGTTCAGCTTGCTCTCAAGCCGGATGCGCTCCAGCGCCCTGCGACCTACCGACAAATCGCCTCGGTAAACTTCCTTTGCTGTTGCCTCGCTCTGCACATATATCTTTGCGAGCGCCTCGTACTGGTCGATGAAGTTGCCAAGGTTTGACCAGATGTCGTTCAGCACATCATCCGGCGTGGCCTTCGCCACCTCCTGCACCCGCTTGACCTCTTCGTTGTACTGCTTCGTCTGCTCTTTACTCGGGCTGACGATCTTGTGGTACTGCTCACGCAGGTCTTTCAGTACGTCACTGACATCCCCGCTGGTACTCTTGATCTGCTTGTAGAGCTCGACACCTTTCTTGGCCAGGTCGATTGCCGTGGTACATGCCTTGTAGGCCGCGGCAATGGTGATCGGGTCAAGCACATCAGAACAGGTGGAGCTGCTTTTTCATGGCGATGATGTCGTCGCGCAGCGCCTCGTTGCGCTCCTCGCACCGACGGTTCTGCTCCTCGACCAGCTCGAGCCTCCGGGTCAGTCGTTCCACTTCCTCACGCAGCGTCTTGATCACCTGCTCGATCGCCTCGTCATGCAGCGTTGCAACCTTGTCCTCGCGTCGGTCTTTCTTCACCATGCGCAGAAATCCATACCAGGCCGCGCCGACCGCACCGAAGCCAGCAGCCAGCTTTGCAAAGAGATCAGCTTCCCAGCTCATGCCGGCCTCACTAGGCAGGCTTGAAAGTAGTCGGTCACAGAGCCTGCATTAGCGACGGTCAAACTGCCGCCGCTGTTTTGGAAGCCGAACAGTTCTATGTAATCGGTAGAGCCGTTCAGGTACACCACGCCGGCGACCGTCAGGCCGGAGAACTGGTTTGCGTCCAGGGCAATCTGACCACCCCGCAGATGCTCGCTGCCGTTCTTGTGAACCGACAGGATTGCAACACCCGACGCGGCAGTCGAAAAAGCGATGCGACCATTGACCTGGTAGTACCCAGCAACCTGCGGCGTGAACCGGTAATTGGTGGTTGAGTCAAAAGCCGATGCCGTGTCATACGTTTCAGTATCGACCTGCAGCTTGGTAAAGCTGTTGTTAGATACGCTCTGGGTCGAGCCCATGTGAGCATAAAACGCAGGAGCGTTTGGCACGTTTCCCACTTTCTGTGACTTGCCCATCGGGGGCTCCTTTCTTCTGTAGTCTTTTTCTTGAGCCCCATCGGGGCGGTTGGTAATTGGACTTACACTGTCGGCAGCTCCGGCCAGGTGATCTCAAACGGGAAGCCAGCCTGCGCGGTCAGATCCCGCAGTGCCTGGCGGTATGTCAGCCACGCATCACGGTTGACCGGGGCGTCAGCCAGCTGTGTCCAATCCGACTCGGACAGCCTGCGGTTGCGCTCGGCTCGGATCGAGGCCGACTGCTGTGCATCCAGTGCAGCCTTCGCCTCGTCGGCCATGTCCACCAGGGCAAACTTGGTGAACCATTGACCGTTAATCTCCTCGACGCCGTCGCGTGCCACGGTCTGGTACCGGCCTGCACTCGGCGTCGGCCCGTTCAGTACCGGGTCGGCGTCAAAGCCATCCAGCAGCTCAACCGTTAGCTGTTGAGGAAAACTGGTGTTGGGATGAGCAGCGCGAAACTCGCTCTCTGTCATCACTTGCCCTGTTCGTAGTCTGATTTCCATAGTTGTCCTCAAGCAATAGCAAGGTAAATGTAGGTCGCGGTGTTCACGTTGATCGGGAAGTTGGTCGCATTGTTGTTGACGATGAAGCCGCTGTTGTCAGGGTCGATGGCGTCGTACCCTGTTGCCTCTGCGTCTGTGGTGTTCAGCTTGAGCTGCGGATCGTTGCCGCTGACGATGCCACGCGCTGAGTCGTAAACGAACCAATCGCCAGTGCTGTCGGTGCGCTTGATCATTACGAACCTCGCGCCAGCAGTAAAGCCACAGTTGATCGTCTGGTTGCTACCGTTGCCTGTGTAGCTACCCAATTTGCTTACGCCTGATAAAGAAGCGAAAAGATAGGCAACGTAAGTTCTGCCTGAACCGTTTACATCGCCGTCAGTCCCAAGTGAAAACACGCTTGATGTTGGCGACGTACCATTCCAGAGCATTGTTGCGTTGCTAAAGTTACTGGCAGCGTCAGCATCAAACTGTAAAAACCAGCTAATGCCGACTGCTTGACTGTATATTTGCCACGCCGTTCCTGAATTGCTTCTGCATTTCACAATTATCAATTCAGGCGCAACACCCAAGTTATGAGTGATGGTTGTATTCGAGCCCGTTCCCGTATAGCACACCTCATCAAAGAAGCCGGGAGCGCGGCTGAACGCATAGCCAATATAATTTTGCGAACCGTTTAATGAACTAATACTTGAACTGCCGCTGGTAAGTGTGTAACCCAAATTTCCATACGCAGAAACGTAACCGGCAACGTTGCTGCCTTGCGCCAACTCGGCATCCGTGTTGTTGCTCGAAATCTGACCGCCGCCTCGCAGTCGATCAAACCACACAGGCCAAAAAAGTCCACTATCTCTGGCTTTTGTAATTGTTAAATCTGGAAGATTGCTTGTTGTAATTACTCGACCGGACGTACTATTTCCTGTATAGGCCTCTGGGTCAAACACACTCGTTCCACTCGTCGGCGTTTTCATCGGGCCACGACGGATGGCGATGTAGATGTAAGTTGAATTGTAGGCGTATGGATTGCTACCACCACTTGGAGCCTTAAACCCAGTCGCCGTTAGGTCTAGCATTGAATAATCAGTTGTTTCAGCACCTGAAGTATTTCCAAGTAATCTAGCGCTGTTATTGCCGACCGGAAGCCCCCGCATATTGTCAGAGATAACCCAATTACCTGATGTGCCTACTGACGATTTTATCAACACCCACTGCGGCTCGTAACCGAGATTTACTTCTGGAACACTTGTTCCATCAGTCGTAAACGACCCACAACTAATCACATTGTCATTCCCAGACGAGCCAAAGCCCCCTGCGTCGTGAGCAAATAGGTAGGCGACGTAAGTGCCGCTGTTAGCGTTGACGGTTGAGTCAGTGCCTAGACTGAACTCTGTGCTGGTCGGTGTCGTGCTGTTCCAGCGCGTCGTTCCAGTATCCTTTGCAGCGGTGCTATTCAGCACAAGGTATTCTGTGTTCGCAAGGCTGCGGTGATAAACCTGCCAATCAGCAGCCGTATCTGTCCGCTTAATAATGATGCACCCCGGTACAGAGCCGAGGCTGTGGGAGATGGTGCGGTTAGAACCATTCCCCGTATACGTCACCACATCAAAGAACTTTGCTTGCTTGCGGAATGTCCATGCGCAATAGGAAGAGCTAGAGGCGTTGTAGCCATTGAAAGAGTTGTTTTGCGAAAAGCCATCGGAGTTAAACGTCCAATTGGCAGAAACGCTACTTTGAGCATCTGTCAAATAAGTATTTAGCTGATTGTTTGCTCCACGCGCCGTATCAGTCACGACGTTGAAATTGGTGGTATTCCTACGACCAATCCATACCATCCCACCTTTACCCGACAGATTAATGCCATTTGTGATCGTCTGCGTTGAGCCGTTACCCGTGTACAAGTACGTCGAGAATACGTCCTCGATGTATTGAGGAACAGCCGCAGCAGCAGCACCTAAGAGCTTATTAGCAAGCATCAGTTATTCCCCACTCGCGCACCGTAAACCTGAGTGCTGACCTTCCACAGCACGATTACCGTATAACCTGTGGTATTTAACGTAGGCGCAGAACCAGAGTCTGTTTTCCACGAAACGCCAGATGTACCAAAGGTCGTATCAGTCCACGTTAGTGTGTAGGCTGAACCATCGTCCACCATTAGGGTGACAGATTCACCAGCAGCAAAGTTAGTTGCCTTTGGAGTACGGTTAGCACCCAAGGTAATCAACTGAATTGAGCCATTGCCGGGGTCAATCTCGAAGGCTGCGCCGTCGGTGATGGTGAAGATGTCCTCGAGGATCGTGCCGACGATGGCCGGGTCGGTCAGCGTCTTGTTCGACAGCGTTTCAGTACCGCTCGGCGTCACATAGTCTGTGCCGGCCACAGCTGCAGCGATCACACCGCTTGAGGCCTTCAGCACACCGGTCGTCGTCGCCCGCTTGATGGTCTTGCCACCGGTGCCTGAGAACAGCGCGATCTCGTTATCGACGCTCGACGCTTGACCGGCCACGTCGCCGGTACCAGGGAACGTCTGCCCACCATTGAAGGTGATGTTGCCGGTCATCGTGCCGCCGGTTGTCGGCAGAGCACCGACATCCGCAGCAGTCACCGAGCCGACGGCCTTGAAGGTGATGACGCGCACCTCGTCGTTCAAGGTCAGCGCAGTTCCGAATGTGATCGTGGTGCCGTTGGTCGCGGTGATGTCAGCGTCCGACAGCATCACGCCGTTCACCCAGACGTAGGTGAACCCTACCCGGTAGCCGCCAGTGAACGTGTAGCTGGTCTGGCCTGCCGTCGCGGTGAACTCGTACTCGACGATCAGGTCAGGCAGCGTCGCAGTGGTCTGCCAGGCCGAGCCGTTGTACACCCGCATCTCGTCGGCAACCGAGTTGAAGTACAGGTCGCCTGTCTGCAGAGCCGAACTGTCATTGCGCTGCGTCGGGTTTGCAGTCTTCGAGCCGAGGTAGACATCAGAGAAGTTGGTGATGTCTGCGACGTTGGTGGCCACCGTCGTCACGTCAGCAGAGATGCCTGCAACCGCGTTGATGTTTGTTGCGTTACCAGCGACTGCGTTGATGTTCGTCGAGTTACTGGCAACCGAGTTGATGTTGGTGCTGTTGCCAGCCACGCTGGTCACGTTCGCGCTGATTCCTGCAACCGTCGTGACGTTGGCGCTGATGCCGGCCACGGTTGTCACGTTAGCCGCAACACCGGCCACCGTGGTCACATTGCCTGAGATCCCGGCAACTGTGTTGATGTTGGTCTCGTTGCTGTCGACAGAGTTGACGTTGGCGATGTTCGCGCCGACAGCGTTGACGTTTGCGATGCTGCCGGCCACGGTGCCAATGTCGGTGAGATCCGCCGCCACCAGGGTGATGTCGCCAGACACGCCGAGCTCGCCAGCAACAGAGTTGACGTTGGCGATGCTGCCACCCACCGAATTGACGTTGGCGATCGAGCCAGCGACCGTGTTGATGTTGGCCGAGTTGGAGTTGACCGAATTGATGTTCGACGAATTGCTGTTGACCCCGGTCACTGCGGAGCTGATCGCAGCCACACCAGACACTGCGGAACTGATACCAGCAACGGTGGTGATCTCGGTGTCGATGCCGGCCACAGTCGTGACTTCGGTGTCGATTGCAGCGACGGCCTGCACCTCGTCGGCGATCGCCGCGATGGCAGCCACCTCAACCGCGGTGTCACCAGGCTGCGGGTTACCGTTGGCATCAAAGGCCAGATACTTGTTGGCGCGAAGCGACGCTCGAGGCAGCGTCATGTTGATCGTGGTCGGGTCAGTCTGCGGTGCGGTCAGCGCACGCGCCAGACCCTCGGCATTCTGCTGCGCGAAGATGGTCTGCTGATCCAGCTCGTCGTTCAGCGTGTTGGCGAAGAAGTCGCCACCGGTCACAAAGTCAGTGGTGCGCTGGATCGTCCTGTTGCCGACGATGGCGATCTGCGTCGCACCGGTCGGCGCTGCAGTCAGCGTCACACTGCCGGTGCCGTTGGCGTTGATCGTCACCGTGTAGTTGGTGGTCAGCGTCAGCAGGGTGTCGTCGCGGTAGACCGCGATGTCGGTCGCCGCTAGGATCTCGAACGTGAACGCATACGGGCCTGTGCCTGAAGCGGCAAAGACCACACGCCTTGTCACATTGTTAATTGGTACGCCCATGTCTCAATCCTTCCGGTTGGAAATTGTACTTACGTCAATCGGGTTTGTAATACAGTCCGTTTGCTTTGCGCAGCTCCTCGAGCTCATCGATCTTGATCTGCAGCGTCGGGTCTTCCTGCAATAGTTGTTTCTTGGCCATGTCCATGAACTGCGAGTGGACGCGCTGAATGGTCTTCTGCTGGTCATCCAGCGTCATCAGGTCAAAGCCTGGCGTCAGGATGGTCTGCAGGATGGCGTCCTTGGCCGGCATCTCTTTGCCGTAGATGGTCAGCAGCCGGTTGTACTGCACCGCATCCATCTCCACGCCCTGCAGCTTGCGCTCCGGCATACCGACCGGCGAGCCCAGGCGCACCAGGGCATCGTCCACCTCGCTGAACTGAGCAGGGCTGACCTTGGTCGGCAGCACGATCTCGAGCGGGTTGCCGCGTGACTGCAGCACCGGGTCACCCCACAGGTTGAGCTGCTCGGGCAGTGCCTCGCTGAAGTAGGGCAGGCGGCTGCGGTACTTGTTGAAAGCCTCGGCAAAGCCACGCACGCCCATCGGGAGCTCGGGGCTGGCACGCGGGTCACGCGCTGCCGGGTCGTACAGGCGCTCAATGCCGGCCACGATCGAGCTCGTTCCAGGCATGGGCGAGCCGCCGATCGCAAACGCGCCGAACTGCTTGGCCAGACCGTCGACGATCTTCTTGCCGTCCACCTGGCCCTGCTGGTTGGTGCCGATCAGCTTGGCTACATCGGCCACGCCCTGCAGATACGGCTGCTCCTTCAGGTACTCGTACAGGCCATACGTTCCACCAAGGAAAACCTCCTCGACCTTGCTTGCGTCCGGCTCATGCTTGGCGTACTCGGCATAGTCGGCAGCGATTGCCATCAGCGCCGAGACCGGCTCCATGCCGCTGTAGCTGTACCAAGTGTCGCCGACCTTCATGCTGTACGGCTGCCAGCCGTCGCGCATCGCAGCCTCGCGGTCTGCCTTGCGCTCTGGGCCGCGCCCGGTCAGATGACCCTCGGATGCAAGCATGGCAAAGACTGTCAACATGCTTGAGCCCAGCGTCACCTTGGCCAGCGCCATGTCGCGCTGGATGCCGCCGGCTGCGATCTCGTCGCGGAAGCGGGAGGAGAGCGGGGCGAACGGCGTGCGCTCGACTACGTTGAGCCCGATGTTGGCCGGCGTCTTGAAGAATGGCACCACGACCTTGAGCGCCGGGTGGTTGAAGACATTCTGCAGCTTGGCTAGGGCAGGGGGCAGGTCGGCAGTGAACGTGCCGCGCTTGGCAAACTCCAGCGCTGCTTCGTCCAGATCCCGCGGCGGGTTGGCCAGCAGGCTGGCAGCTTCCACCTCGGCCTTGGCGATCGCCTCGGCCTCAGTCAGGCCGGCGTCCAACGCATCCCGGTAAGTCGACTTGGCACGGCGGGTCACCTGGGCGTTGATCTCCATGCGGTACATCACGCCTTTGAAAAACTCATCCTCGGACATGAGCGCACGGCCAGGCAGGGTGACAGCGGTGCCGTAGTAGTCCAGCCCCTTGCCAAACCATGAGCTCTGGTCTGCACCGGTCATGCGCTGCAGGGTCTCGCCCAGGCCTTCGGTCGGCGCACGATCCAGCTCAACCTTGCTGGCCAGATCCATCTGCGGCTGGTTCTTGCGGAAGGCAGTCGACGCCAGGTCGAAGCCTTCGATCAGACCGTTGCGCAGCGACTGCACCATCGTCAGCGCCTCGTCCATCGCCAGCTTCTCATCAGCTGCACCAGGCACCAGCGACTTCCAGCTGCGCACGCCAGCCGGCAGGGTGTTGGAATAGATCGATGCGATCAGCCGCTCGGGGATTTGGTACGCACCGAACATGGCATTCGAGACAATGTTCTTGGCGTGCGAGACCGGCGAGGAGAGCAGGCCGTTGATGTAGGTGGTGAACCAGACATCCTTGACGCCGGACATCATCGAAGCCTCGACCAGCTTGTTCTTGCCGGCACGGGTCTCGATCGACAGGTACGAACGCGCCAGGTCGGTCAGCGACTGGTCGCCACCGTACTCATCCAGCGTCTTGCGGATGATGTCGGCATTGCCCTCACGCGGGATGCGGAACACAGCCAGAGCTCGAGCAGTCTCGGTCTGGATACCCTTGACGCCTTTCTGAATCAGCCCGTGCAGGGCGATCTGCTGCCGCAGCTTCAGCTTGTCGATGTCGGTGGCAGCGCCCGAGTCGACCAGCTTGAACAGCTTGTCGAGCTCGTTGGCCGACGACTCCAGCACCTCGAGCGCCTTGTAGGTCTCGACAGCGTTGGCCATCATCTTGCCGTCGGTGCCGATCAGCCGGTTTAGAAATACTTCATCGATGCCAGAGTCGGCAGCCTTGGCCTTGATCTCGTCGAACGTGACCGCCTTGGTCTTGATCTTCAGCGCATCAGCCACACCACCGATGACAGCAGCTGCGTCGTCGGTCTGGTAGCGGGCAAGGTTGAATGCTTCCTCCGGCACGCCAGCGGCTCTCTCAGCTGCGTTGGGGCTCGGCTTGCCGATGGTATTGCCCGTCGCCTTGCGGGCTGCTGTGGCCTGTTTAACGGCGTCTGTGAGGGTCTGGCTGGCCTCGGGGATCAGGGTATTGCTTCCGACCTTGCCGGTCGGCGGCAGGGCATCGTCAGCAGCGCGTGCTGCCTCCGGCACCAGGTTGCGCGTGGCCTTCGGGCTTGCTTCGCGCAGGGTCTTGCGGATGACGGAAGCCAAGCCGGCAACCTGCATCCCGTCCATCGACGGCGTGCCAGGCTCTACTGCAGTCTGAAGATCTGGGGTTGCCATGCCCTCGGCGGGCATCGGCTCAAGCGGTAGCTGTCCAGTCGGAGCTGGTGGGATCAGCTGGTCAAGGCGCTGGTCTAGGTTGTCGGCCATCACTTAGCTCCTGAAGCAGGAGCGCGACGGCCCCGCGTTACGCTTGTCTGATTTGCTCCGGCAGGCTGGACTCGTCCAGATCCTCCGGCACCCCCTCCGGGTACGCCAGCCCCAGGTAGTTCTCCCGCGTTAGCGGCAGGCCCGCCTGCTTCAGCAGATCCAGAACGTAGTCCGGCTCGCTCCCACTCGGGGGGCTGGATTCCACCTGCTGTTCGGATGACTTCATTGCGTGCCTCTTCAAGGGAGAGTTTGCCCTTCCTATATTTTACCCAAATGTCGTCAATGACTTGCACATTTTTTGCTGTCTTGAAAGTATCTGGGAACAGGCCGCGGACAGCCTCCCAGGTGATTGACTGCATCTCACGCGGCAGCACGCCGCGCTCTGCGGCTGCACGCCGGTAGGCCTCGGCAAACAGGCCATAGGTTCCCTGCACGCCGCTGATTGAACTGTTCTTCGGGCCGACTTCGCCGGCCACATTCGATCCGAAGTTATGCAGCACCTCGCGGCTGTTGCCAGACAGCGGGCGCAGCAGGCCTGCAGCGACTGCGTGCGTGTCGATCGTCACATGGCCCGCAGGGTCGCCAGGCGCATAGATGTTGTTGTAGAAGTTGCGCACCTTGTGCTGCTGGCCGAGCATGACGCTGATGTTCTCGAGCGTTGGGTTGTCCAAGATTGAGATCGCTTTGCCGATCTCGTTCAAAGATCCCCAGCCGGTCTTGTACGGTG